AGCAGAGATAAAAACACACAGCGTGATAGATTTTTTCGTGCTGGAGACAAACCTGCCACCTCAGTTTATTGAGGTGCTGAATACTGAAATTGACAAGTTACTCGCAGAGGAGAACGTCAAAGAAGAGAAGGACTTCTCTGGTAATCTGGTAGGTCAGATCAAGCGTGGCGCACAGTTAAACCTAGAGAAGGACAGGTGCGATGCCTTCCACGGTGTGTACGGTGTGGCCGAAAGCTTGGCTAAAGAATACGCAAAGCGGTTCATGATGATCGGTGGGAGTGACGTTGTGCAGCAGGGGTCTGTCGATTACCCACATGCAGATTGTTATGAAGCGTGGACAGTCCACAGTTTCGCAGGGGATTACAACCCCATTCATGACCACGGTAACAGGTTGGATGGTGCCATGTCGTTTGTAATCTACACGATGGTGCCAGAGAACATGCGAAATAAAGATGCTTCAGATATGAAGCATGCGTCAGGTTGGATGGATGGCTGCATCAGTTTCGTCAACGGCCCGACCAGTCAGAAGGCAGCAGCATCGTTCAGATATCCCAAGGTTCTGAATATAATTCCTGAGGTGGGCAAGATGATTATCTTTCCACATTGGCTAAACCATATGGTGTATCCGTTTGATTGCGAGGGTGAACGGCGTTCCGTAAGCGGCAACATAACCATGATGACCGAAGAGCATTATCAGATATTGACTAGTCAGGACATGGTAGGTGATGGAGCAAAGAATGATGAATAAGCTTGGAATAAAACCAGCGCAGGTAACACGAGGGACCGTGCTGGATGAGGCCCGTAATTTAATCACGGGTAACCGTGCTGAAATGCATGGCGATGCAAAGCAAAACTTTACAAACATTGCCAAGCTTTGGAGCGTGTATCTTGATCGGGAGGTGGGTGCCAAGGACGTGGCGCTGATGATGTCTTTGTTAAAGATAGCGCGAACCAAAACGGGAGAGATGAACCACGATGATGTGGTCGATGCGATTGGTTACTTGGCGTTGGGGGAGGAAGTAGCCCCCACCCGTTAGGGTGAGGGCGCTGGTGAACTAGAGGTATTGGCGTATCATGTAACGAATTTGAGCGGATACGCTACGCTCATTCTCTTCACAAGCTTTCTGCAACTTGTCGTGGCAGTCAGGGTCCAGAATGATATGCATCCTGATCTTGTCTTCTGCCGGGGTTGAGTTTTCTTTTGAGACTTCTTTTGAGACTGGCTTCGACTGTGTGCCAGTATCCACTGCCCCACTCGTTTCCTCTGTTGTCACATAGCTCTCGAACTGTGGTGGCATTGTGTATTCTCCTTAGTACATTGTACGTCTGATCCGACGTTAGGTTGGTGGTGTTCATGTTTACTCCTTGTATCACACGGGATGTCATTCTTCAACACTGGGTGTGTCTTTGTTGGTTACAAGATGCACAATCTCAGCCGACTTGAGTGTCGTCTTTTCCTCTGACATGTGTGCAGCAACCCAATCTTCAAACACAGGCGAGTGCATGATGTCTTCGTAACCCGTCATGTCCAGATTGATCTGGAGGTGGTCGCCATTGATGTCCACGCTAGACACATCACATGTGGCAGAGATGCCATCAAGCTGACCAATAAATACCATCATGTCTTCGATCCTTTTCTCGAAGATCATGGCAAGATCAGCAAGACTAAGTTGAGCTATCAAGCTGCCCAGAGAATCAGCATGGATAGATCGGGGTGCAGACAGGTATCTGTGGCTACTAATATACATCGGGCACGTCCTTCCAATTGACCCAGCCTTTGCCCCAGCACCTGTCGCATTCGATGGTGACCTCATTGTAGCCAGCCCAAGGACCGTTTTCTGTGTGGCCTCCGACTTCTACTTCGCTGTCAACTCTGCCCGTGCCGCCGCAATCGGTACACTCAAAGTCAAAGCTGGGTATGGCATCCCAACTCTCACGCCATCCATGTACGATGTTTGGTTCAACGCCATGTTCAATGGCAAGCTTCACTAGATTGATCGTGTCGTTCTCAACGTCCACGATCTTTGCTTCTAGCTCCGCGATTTCTTCCTTAACGGTTAGCATGTAATGATCCTCCTGACTTGTTTGTAAGAACATAGTCCTTCGTGATGGTGCCCAACTCTTTGTTACCCCGCTTGTGAGCGCGAACCCACACGCGAGTACCGCCCCTGAGTCTACGGAAATGACCTCGCACATCATGTAATCTCTTGATGCCTTCGGTCTCCCGAAACTCACGGGGAATAATTGATATGCCTCTGGGCTTTGGCAAGTCAATTTCGATCTGGATGTGCGAGTTACCCCGCCTGAATTTACCAAACTTATACTGTTTGTCAGTGCTTGCTTGGCGTGGTGACTGAATAACCCAGTCAAAATTCAGCAGCGCCAGAACAGTAATGAGAAACCGTGCGTCACCCCGAATGCTGTCCTGCCCTATCTCTTGTATTCTGGCGGCAGTTTCTTCGTTCCATTCAGCATTCGCTACGTCCAGATAAAAGTCGATGCCCGGTCCTTGCAGTAAACGAATGTGATTGCACAAGTGGAAGAGTGCTTCTCCAGTTTCTTTTGGGTTGGTCTTCTGATTATGCTGCGCCCACCATCCACCCAGTGCATCAATGCTCACGTTATGTTCAGCCTTGATATGCTGAAGCAACTCATCATCAGATACAGATGTCTGACCTGTAAAGTCCTTGAGGAAATAACGGTGATGCGCTTCAGTAAATCCTGATCCCTCTTCACACACAGCAAACTGAATTGACAAGGGTGCAGCACCAATCATTTCTTTACTCGAAGCAGGGTCATTGAAGGGGACAAAGGGTGTACCAATAAAACTGTCACCCTCATACCCCGTGAAGGGTGCGTCTTCTAACAGGTATCCCACGGTGTGGGATATGGCTGACCAGTCAATCGGGTTATCCTGATCGAACTTGTCCCTTGCTACCCGCTGCAAAACCTCCTGACGCAGGTGTTCGTTCCATTCTATCCAAGTCAAATCGTTTGGCATACGAGCAAAGGGCAGCATCCGTAACAGTTCACTACATGTCGCGACCATGCTCTGCTCCATTGCAAATTCAAGAAAGCGATCATCCAGCACGAACCGTGTTGCCTTACGCATGTCGATATATTTCTGGTGGCAGCGATCCTTGAACGCTTGGATGTGGCGCACGTCTTGTGCTGCGAACACACCCTTTTTGGGATTGTTCAAGGCAGCGATGACATCGTCAGCTAGATTGAACTTAGCCATACAAACCTCCTATTTATGAGTCATCAGTAACTTGTAAGTAAATGGGCGGCATCCACATCAGTGAACACCGCCCATGCAAATCGCGAGAATCGAAAGGAACCCGCAGAGCGAACTAGCAGACGCAATGCGAGTAGAAAAGCTCCTCCATTTGCTGACGGGGTTTTGATCGGGGCACTCGCCGTCTAATCCCCATCAGCTAGGGACCGACGTACCGCCAGACCTTTATCTCTCTACTGTGATTGGTCTTCCGCGCAGACTTGATGCGCTGACCCGTGAACTCCCAGTCTTTGCCTTTGAAAATAGAGCCAGCAGCATTGCCCAAGCTATCGGTGATACCTTCTTTGGCGAATGCCCTGCTTACATCGTCAGCAGTTACGATGCGGCTGGCTGATAACATAGCGATCTGCTTTGCCACATGCCTTGCATGTTTCAGCAAGTCATGCTTGTTGGCAGCAGCAGATGCCATGCCCTCTTCTTTGAGACGCTGTGCCTCAGCTAGATCAAACAAGTCCATTGTCATCCCTTCCATGCTATGATGCCTTGCTCAACGCTGGGTGCGAAGTGAAGCAGCCCAACGGTGATTGTTGCCCACAAAAGAACAGCGATGAAGGAGAGAGCAATCTCTCTCCAATCACGCTTGGCCCATTCATGCTGTCTCATCTGTCACCTCCAATCAGGCAGCGACTTGGACAACTGTTGCCCAAGTCGCGTCCCGTTCGATTGCATCCAACCACCTCTGGTCCCGCACACATGCTGCAAGCAGCGTGGGATGTGCTGGCTCAGGGATGTCATCATAGTGATCCTCTACATCAGAGAAGATGATGATAGCATCAACGTCCAGCTGTTGCTCATCGACATACTCCAGAGCCTTGCGGGTGTTGGTCCCACCATAGTAGCGAGTGCGGTCAATCTCATCACCAGGGTCAACGACCTGATGCTCCTTGACCGTGTGGGTGAACTTGACCACATGGCTGGTGATGTCGAACTCTGAGGTGATCGACTGAAGCTCCTCGCAGAACTGAGCGAACATCTCGTCATCGACTGATGATGACACGTCAACCAGAACTGCGATCTCACCACCCACGTCACGGCGGCGGGTAGGCAGCGGCACACCCACCGCACGGGACCGACGACCAAGGCGCTGGTAGGACGTGCCAGACGGGCGACCATCCAGCAAGAACCTGCGAAGCACACCCCGCCAGTCAACGACTGGCTTGCGTAGCAGCGTGATGTGCTGCTTGAAGGGGCTGTCTTCCTTGCCAGCCTCGCCACTGATCATGGCGGCATTGAGGACGATCTCAGTCCACTTGTCCTCCTCCTCCTTGATCTCTGAGGCGGTGAGACCAGAGCCGTCATCAGATGTGCCATCGATTACCACCCCGTGGCCCTGCATGTCCACTGGCTGGTCCTTACCCGACTGGGCAGGTGCATCCCCAGACCCGCTGTTTTCTTGGGGTTGATCGTCACCACCCTCAGCATCACCCTGAGAGTCACCCTCCGATTCGCCAGTGCCTTCTGGCTCTGGCTGGTCATCGAACAACTTGCGGTAGATATCCTCCGCTGATTGTCCACGGTATGCCAAGTCGATCAGGCCGTCCTCAGGTAGGGAGAACCCAGCATCAACCAGGATGCTGTTGATGGCGTAGTCAGCAGCCGTGTTCCAATTGTTGGGATCACGCTGCCCCCTGCGAAGGTGGTGCTTGAAGATCACATGGCACACCTCGTGAGCGAGGACGCCCTTGAGGTGGGCGTTGGTG